TGTAAATAAAAAAATGCATTATGCTAGAGAAGACGGCGCTCACAGAATGTTAGGAGCCACATCTAGTTCCCCTGATGGTTTAGCACATTGGTTAGATATAGGTGCAGATGGAGCCGCATTTTTAAGCTTTGAATATTGGAAAGATAAAGAACCTGTGTCTGTGACCGTTAATTGGAAAGGGGATCCAGTCGGATCAATCCATGAAGAGATACTCAAGCAAAAAATTTTTTAATAATGGAGTATGACAAATGAAAATTGAATTGATAGGTGAAGTAGAAGATCAACCTGATGGATCCGGCCTGTGTCATTTAGACGTGGACGAAGAAGGAAAACAATACCTAATGCAACTAGGCTTTGAAGTACTATTATTACGAGGAATGGAGTCAATGGAAAAAGACCCAATCGTAACACGATGATTGATTACATATTGTGCTACAGTACTTCTTTTTTTCTTGGTATTGCGCTAGGTGCAGGGATGGTGTTATACTATCTGTCAAAGGAGCAACAAGATGATCGTAAAATTTGAAAATATACCAATTGAACTAAAACAAATACCACGATGGGTATTGTGGAAAGAAACCGAAGTGGGCGAGGATAGACGAATAGCCAAACTACCGTTCCAAGTGAATGGCTATCCAGCATCATCAACCAATCCAAACAACTGGAGTGACTTTTTTACCGTTGAAAACACTTATCAAAAAGGCAACTATTCGGGGGTAGGATTTGTATTTGTCGGTGATGACAACCTAGTAGGGATTGATTTAGATGACGTTCGGGATGTGGAGTCGGGTGAACTAACACCATTTGCACAGAACATCTTGGACAGCGTAGATGGGTACTCAGAGATATCCCCATCCGGTACTGGCTTGAAGATATTCACACGCTCGGACTTCATCCATGCCCATGTTGATCACACACTCGGTTTTGAGGCCTATGCAAAGGGTCGGTACTTTACTGTTACAGGCAACAAACTTGGTGGAGGAATACCAGCGGAGGAACAAGACTTAACAGGCATCATTCCTAAACGTACCGTAGTAAAGTCTGGCGACTCTTTTGGCGACTATACACCACCGTTAGCAGAGTATGATATTCATAGGGTTGAGACAGAACTACTTAGCCAAATAAGTGCAGACCAAGGTTATGATGACTGGTTGCGTGTGGGTCAAATGTTGCACCATCAATTTGACGGTGACGTGGAGGCTTGTGAATTATGGGACAGGTGGAGTCAACAAGGTACAAGTTATAGTGCAACTGGCGACTATTCATGTAGCGCTAAGTGGAAAACATTTAAGGGCTCCGGTGCTACACTACGCTCATTGATCTTTAAGGTCAACCAAACAAAGATCAAGGAAGCCATTGCTAATGGCGAGATTATCTTAGATGGTAACCCAATGACACAGGCTCGGACATTCTTAGGAGGTTTGTACAAAGTGGAGGAAGGGTTTACCTTAGTGCATTATGCCGATGATTTTCATGGCTATGACGGTACACACTATGAAACCATAGAAGAGGCAACCATACGATCAAGCGTATATAAGTTCTTGGATAAGTGTAAGAAGCTTGGACGTAAGGGTGACATATTAGACTTTGCACCGAACCCAGCATCGGTCTCTGCAGTTATTGATGCGGTTAAGTCTATCTGTCATTTGCCTAACAATGGGAACACAAGGCCACCAATTTGGTTGGAGGAGTATAGATCAAATAAACCGCCAGCTTATAATCTAGTTAGCTTAAAGAACGGATTATTTAATATGCCGGATAATATTTTGATGCCTCACTCACTTGGGTTTTTTACACAGAACTCATTGAACTTCGGATATGACAAAGAAGCTGGCTGTCCAACATGGCACGGCTTTTTAAAGTCAGCATGGGAGAACGATCAAGAGTCAATCAACTTACTCCAAGAGTATTTCGGTTACATCTTGTCTGGTGATAACAGACAGCAGAAATTCTTGAACGTAATTGGGCCAAGAAGATCCGGTAAGGGTACGATTAACAATGTACTTGTAGCTTTGTTAGGACAGCATAATACAGTCGCTCCGGAACTAGGGGAGCTATGTGATACCTTTGGACTACAGAGCTGGCTTGGTAAGATGTTAGCTACCTTTACAGATGCTAGGGCGCCAGAACGTAACCGTAATGCGGTTGTATCACAACTATTGCGTATCGTAGGTAACGATCCAGTGACAGTAAACCGTAAGAACAGAGAGTCATGGGGCGGAACATTAGGGACACGTATTATTGTGTTCTCAAATGAGGTACTACAATTAGCTGAGTCTAGTAATGCTTTAACTGGTCGTATGTTGGTAATTAAGATGACAAAATCATTCTTTGATAATGAGGATACAGACCTAGGCAAAAAGTTGGAGGCTGAGTTAAGTGGTATATTCATATGGGCTATGGAGGGTAACACAAGGCGTTTAGCTCGAGGTGGTAAGTTTATTCAACCTGTAACAGGGGCTGATTACTTACAACTCATGGCGGACATTGGCAACCCAATGCAAAACTTTATTGAAGACACTTTGGATTTCGGTAAAGACTACGAGGTAGCAAAAGACGATATCTTTACGTGCTATACGCACTGGTGTTTAAAGAAGAAACTAAACGCTGGTAATGAACTAGCCTTTAAGCGTAGGTTTATCGCGGCTTCACAAGAGCATAAGGTTGAGTCAGGGTTGAATAGAGCTGGCGGTAAACGTGAGCATGTGTACAAAGGCATCAGACTAAACGAACGTGCTCAGACTTATATGGATAGCATTATATCGTTTGAATCAGACGGAGCATATTAGTGTTAGAGAAAGCAGTAGAGGCTTACCTTAATAAAAAAGTTAAAGAGGCGGGGGGTCTATCATTTAAGTGGACTTCTAGCGTGGCCGGTGTGCCCGACAGAATAATCTTTTTGTCAGGCAAGGTACATTTTGTAGAGCTGAAAACTTTAACAGGGGTAATATCACCGAGACAGAAAATTGTCTTTAAAGACTTAGCAGATGCAGGCTTTCCTGTAGAAATATTAAATAGTAAGGAAACAATCGATGGCTTTATCCAAAGACAAACTACACCCATACCAGACTAATATAATTAGCCAAGCCAAGAAGCTTGATAGTTGCGCGTTATATTTGTCTATGGGTTTGGGCAAAACAACAATCGCACTGTCCATCATTGCTGAAAAGAAAGTGAAGAGGACGCTTATTATAGCTCCACTCCAAGTGGCCAGGAATGTATGGCATAAAGAGATCAGCAACTGGGAACACTTATCACACCTTACATACTCGCTTATGATAGGCACAGAAAAACAGCGCGTTGAGGCTTTTAACAAAGACAAAAATGTAACTATTACAAATTATGAAAGCATTTCATGGCTTGAGCATAATAATCTATTTGATCGGTTTGATACGATTATCTTTGACGAGAGCGCTAGATTAAAAAGTTCATCAACCCAACGGTTTAAGTTATTGAAAAAAGCAATGAAGCGTAAGAACTTTAATCTGATCTTGCTATCAGGTACTCCTACACCAAACACAATCGCTGATCTATGGTCGCAGATTGGATTGATGGACAAGGGAGCTAGGTTGGAAACAACACTCGGTAAGTTCAGAGACAAGTACATGGATGCTGGACAGCGGAATAGGCATACTGGCTTAGTATATAAGTGGATACCAAAAATAAATGCAATGGCTGATGTAACCAATAAGATAAAAGACATTGCGTTCTCTCTTCAAGCAAAAGACTACTTAACATTACCAAAAGAGACTGCAGTATTCCATAGCATTGAACTTTCAAAGCGCGTTATGGCNTCTTACAGCGATTTAAAAAAGGATTTGGTAGCAGAGTATCAAAACCAACAAATAACCGCTGTAAACGCAGCCACAGCGCTTACAAAGCTATTGCAAGTAACATCAGGGGCTGTATATGATGAAAATAAAGGCGTAATACCAGTACATGCAGATAAAATAGACTTTATTACAGAATTATTGGAGGATGACAATGCCCCAGTATTGATGTTTTATAATTACAAACATTCGCTTGACAGAATTATGAAAGCTTTTCCTGAGGCTCAGATGGTGACAGAAAAATCCATCGCTCAATGGAAAGCCGGTAATATTAAAATGCTGATTGGGCATCCACAATCTATCGGAGAGGGATTAAATTTACAAAACAACATTGCTGAGGTTGCCCATATTATTTGGTTTGACTTATTTTTCAGTAGCTCTTTATATTTACAGGGAAATGCGCGTGTATTAAGACAAGGACAAACAGTACCAGTACTCATTCACCATTTAATAGCGAAAGGAACAGTAGATGAACATGTGATTAAAGTTTTAGACGGAAAGATAGATGTGCAAAATGCAGTTTTAGATGCTTTGAAAATAAATAAATAATTAATTTTTGGGCGGTGAATATCAAATTGTGTATTAGTGGTATATACCTTACAACATAGCGGCTCAAAATGAACACAGTAAAATTATCTGACGAAGAACTTGACCCATTAGAATCTTCTGACATTGGGGAAAGTAATTTGCACACATCACTATCTGAGGGTTGGCTCCCTTGGGATCCGGAAGACGTAGAAGATATACACAAAATTATCAAACGTCTTGACCCAAAAGAGCAGTTTATTATAGAAGCCTTTTTAGATGGACTATCATATTACGATATTAATGTATCAGAAAAATATTGGAGGTATCATTTTAATAAAGGGCTAATACAAATTAAAAAGGAATTAAATTGTGAGTAATGGTAAAGAACAATCTGACGGATCTACTGCTAACTACTACGAACTACCAGTAAATGCGTCAGAATTGCAAGACCTAATTAGTGCAAAAAACATGAATGCACAAATTGGGGAAATATTCAGAGAGTGCTACAGGTATGGTAAGGCGGCACACTGTGATGAATTAAGGGGTATTAAGAAAATTTTATTTTACGCAAACGCAGAACTTAAACGACTACAAGGAAAACAAAATGGCAACTAACATCGACAACGCAGTATTAAACTTTTCATTCACAGTAGCAGAAGTTAATGGACTGTTGAACATTTTAGGCAATACAGCTTATGTACAATCAGCGGCTTTGATTAATAAAATCCAAGAACAAGGCACACCACAATTTGCTAAAATTCAAGCAGAAGCAGATGCTGCAGATGCAGTAGCAGAAGCAATTGCAACGGATGCTCCAGTGGCAGTAGCAGAGGCAATTGCAACGGATGCTCCAGTGGCAGTAGCAGAGGCAATTGCAACGGATGCCCCAGTGGCAGAAGTGGCTCCAGTATGAGTGAGCCAAGTAAGTTAGTACTCGCTCTTTCTGATAACGCCGGTATGACTAACGCACGTTTACGTGAAGAAGGCGCCAAGAAAAAAGAAAGTGAGCGCATGGAAATGGCTGGTGCAATCACTCGTATGGTAGTAAATGAAGCTATGGCGAATATGAAAGCACAAAAAGCTGAATTAGATCGCATGGCTCTTAAAACACAGGAAAAGAAATAATGGCTCAAGCCCCAGTAAAACAAACAAAATCAGCAATTGTCAAATATGATCCATCCATGTGTAACAAAATGGTGGAGCTTGGTAAAACAGGAGCAAGTCAAAAGATTATGTTTGCAGAATTGGGGCTTAGTTATTCCACAGCCCAAACATATAAAAAGAACCATCCGGAATTTGCGGAAGCTTTAGATAAAGCTGTTGTTCAAGCTCAAGCATTTTGGGAAAAGCTGATGCTGGACAATATCGAAAACAAAAACTTTAATTCACGTATCTTAGAGATTGCACTTAAAGGGCAATTTAAAGAAGACTATCGTGAGACAAAAGATCCTATCATCGCTATCAAAAATGAGGTAGTCATTGATTTTTCAGGTGTAGTAAATGACCTAATAAAAAACTTGAATGCCGCAAAGTAATACTGTATAATATACAAAACTTAACTCCCTAAAGGGGAAAATATGTCAGCACATGCACTTCTTTCACCATCTTCTAGCGAAAGGTGGTTGAACTGCACTCCATCAATTAGGTTATCAGAAACTTTACCCGAAATTCGTAGGGCCTCTAACGGTTTAGATTTTGCCGCACAGGGAACAGAAGCCCACCGATTGGGTGAGGCGAAATTAAGATTAGCCTACAATCAAATCACACAAGAAGAATATGATGTTGAGTATGAAAGCATTAAAAACGGCATCTATTGGAGTGAAGAGTTTGAGAATGATGTAGATGGATACGTTGTTTACGTAAGGTCTCAAGTAGGTTCTGGTGATACTATTCTAATTGAGCAACGTGTTGATTATAGCATGTATGTACCTGAGGGACATGGTTCTGCAGACATCATTATTCTAAACGATCATAGTATCTTAGTCATCGATTTAAAATATGGCTTGAAGTATGTTGATGCCACAGGTAATAGCCAACTAAGACTCTATGCTGTTGGTGCGGTTTTAAAGTACCAAGAACAATATCCTGACATTAAAACGGTCACATACACCATCTATCAACCAAGAGCTAATAATATCAGTTCTGAGACGGTATCTAAGGCTAAACTAATTGACTGGGTTAATACAGTAGTCAAACCAAAGGCTAAATTAGCATATATCGGTGCAGGTGAATTTATGGCCGGTACATGGTGCCAATACTGTAAAGCGAAACCCATGTGTAAAACAAGGGCAGAACAAGTAGCTGAATTAGCTAAGATTGACTTTAGACCAGTACAGTTGATGACACATGAAGCGGTATCAACTTTAGTAGACAAAGCTCAAGGCATTGTAACTTGGGTATCTGATGCTCAAGATTATTTACTTGAAGAGGCAGTTAATAAGGGTAAAATTCCAAAGGGTTACAAACTATCAACCACAGTAACCCATCGTAAGATTACAGATCCATTGTTGGCCTCTGTCATTCTTAACAATAAAGGACTCTTGAAAGAAGATCTATTTGAACCAGCTAAACTTAAAAGTATTGCTCAATTAGAAAAGCTTGGATCTAAGGGGCAAGTAGTAACTTGGTTAGGTAGTCTTATTGCACGACCTGAGGGACAACCTAAATTAGTTAAAGATAACCATAGTGCTGAAAAGGATTTTTCTTGATAGCGGAATATTTTGGCATGGAGTTTGAAGTTCCTGATACAATGATTAAATCGTTGACTAAACTCTTTAAAGATAATGAGGACATGAAAAAAGATATTGATATGTTAAGGGAAATGGTGTATCGTGCTCTTATCTTAACTGAATCAGAACCTAAGATATTAAACAAAGAAGGTAGGTACGAAGATTTTATACAGGTACTAGCAATAAGAGAGGCTATAATAGCAAACAATTTATTATTTAATGCTTGACAAGTCGAAATAAAGAGAGGAAAATAGTTTTTACGGGTTAGATGAATCGGCACCCATTGAAGTTCGATTCTATCGTTAAAAGGAAATATCATCATGGCAACAAATGAAAAGATTGTAACTGGCAAAGTACGTTTCTCATACGCACACGTATTCCAACCACAAGCCGCTATGGAAGGTGGTACACCAAAGTATTCAGTTTCTATCATTATCCCAAAATCAGATAAGGAAACAGTAGAAAAGTTTAACAAAGCTTTTAAGACTGTAGCAGAAGCAAACGTAGCTGTATTTGGTGGGTCTATGCCAAAGTTATTAAAAGGTGGTTTACGTGATGGTGATGCAGAAAAAGATGATGAAGCGTATGCCAACTCATACTTTATTAATGCCAATTCTGCACAACGTCCAGGAGTTGTTGATGCAGATATGAATCCAATCATAAGTGCAGACGAGTTCTATTCAGGTTGTTATGGCCGTGCATCAGTAACAATGTATGCATATAATTCTAATGGTTCTAAGGGCATCGCATGTGGTCTTAACAACGTGCAAAAGCAAGAAGATGGTGATAAATTAGGCGGCGGTTCTTCTGCAGCTTCGGACTTTGCAATTTAAATAACCTAGTTAGGAGCAGGGGAGCCTCAATAGCTCCCCTTTTTTAATGAAAAAAATATTGATTATGGGACTTCCCGGTACAGGCAAAACCACACTAGCCGAGAAGTTAATTGCTAAACTATTGGAGGCCGGTAAAACAGTAAAGTGGTTTAATGCAGATCAAGTAAGAAAAGAATATAATGATTGGGACTTCACATTAGCTGGCAGAATGCGGCAGGCTTCTAGGATGCACCAGTTATCTAAAACTCAAGAAGTAGATTATGTAGTTTGTGATTTTGTTTGTGCTACTCCATTGATGTGGTTTTTATTCGGACCACAAATAACAATATGGATGGACACGGAAAAGGAAAGCGAATACAAAGACACAGACGCATTATTTATACCACCAAATAATTATGATTACCGTATCACAACAAAAGATGCGGTAGCTCATGTAGAAAGGATTTTAAATGGAATTACCTAGTATTTACCAAAGCGTTATTCACCGTAGCCGGTACTCACGATATTTATCTAAGGAACAGCGTAGAGAGTCTTGGGAAGAGACAGTTGATCGTCTAATAACTTATTTAAAGGGTAAAACAAAAGACGCTGAAATTCCATACACAGAACTACGTAAAGCAATTTTAACACTTGAGGTTATGCCATCAATGCGTCTTTTAATGACCGCTGGTGAGGCTTGTGATCGTGATAATATCTCTGCTTACAATTGTTCTTATTTAGCAGTAAATAATAAACGAGCTTTCTCAGAGGCGTTATATATTTTAATGAACGGCACTGGTGTGGGTTTTAGTTGTGAGCGTCAAGAGATTGACAAGCTACCAGCAATCCCTAATCACTTTAAGGAAGTAGATGATGTCATCTTTGTACAAGACTCAAAACTCGGATGGGCAAAAGCCTTCAAAAAATTACTCTCTTCTCTCTGGGATGGAGATGTCCCTAAGATTGATTACTCAAAGGTTCGACCTGCTGGAGCAAGACTTAAAACATTTGGTGGAAGAGCATCAGGACCTGACCCCCTTAAACGGCTATTTGAGTTCTCGATTAACATGTTTAAAAATGCTGGTGGACGCAAACTCAATAGTTTAGAAGTACATGATTTAATGTGTATGGTTGGTGAGATTGTGGTAGTTGGTGGTGTTCGTAGATCAGCATTGATTTCACTTTCTAACTTAACAGATCGCCGTATGCGTGAAGCAAAAATGGGAGCTTGGTATAATGATAATCCACACCGTGGACTTGCTAACAACAGCGTGGCTTATACAGAAAAACCAGATAGCGAAACTTTCTTAGAAGAGTGGGTCAGTCTTATTAAATCTAAATCAGGTGAACGAGGAATATTTAATCGTGTTGCTGCACAAAATCAAGCAGCTAAGTGGGGACGACGCTCTAACGCTTTCAGTTACGGAACAAATCCATGCTCAGAAATTATCTTACGTGATAAACAATTTTGCAACCTTACGGAAGTGGTTGTACGCGCCGGAGACACACAAGAGTCATTAGCTCGTAAAGTAGAATTAGCCGCAATTCTTGGCACTATTCAATCGATGTTAGGTGACTTTCAGTTCCTATCAGAAGACTGGAAACGTAACACAGAAGAAGAGCGTTTACTTGGCGTCAGTATGACTGGTATTATGGACGCTACTATTACTAACAATCCGGATCCATTGATGCTAGAGCGTTTACGAGATCTTGCTAGGAAAACAAATGAAACCTTTGCTGAAAGACTTGGTATTTCTGTTTCTGCTTCTATCACTTGTGTTAAACCCTCAGGAACTGTCAGCCAATTGGTGGACAGCGCTAGCGGCATTCATGCTAGGCACAATGATTTTTATATCAGACGTATTCGTATGGATAAGAAAGACCCTATCTATACCTACTTAAAAGACAAGGGTGTTCCAGTGGAAGATGAAGCATATCGTCCTGATTCAACGGCTGTATTTAGCTTTCCAATGATGGCTCCTAAAGGAGCTATTACACGGGATAGTAAGTCTGCGATTGAGCAGTTAGATTTATGGTTGATCTATCAACGTCATTGGTGTGAACATAAACCATCTGTAACAATTAGCGTTAAAGATGAAGAGTGGGTAGAAGTAGGAGCTTGGGTGTGGAAGTATTTTGATGAAGTAAGTGGTGTATCATTCTTACCTCATTCAAACCATACATATGTGCAGGCACCATATACTGATTGTACTAAAGCCGAATACGACGCTGCAGTAAAATTAATGCCTACTGATATTGATTGGAAAGATTTCATTGAACTAGAAGATAATACAGAGGGTGCTCAAACACTTGCTTGTGTTTCAGGTTCATGTGAGATATGATATGGATTCAAATAAAATTCATTACCGGAATGATGGTAGGAGTTGAGTATGAGTCCAGGATTGGGGATGATGAAAACCATTATTGGTTCTTAGGTATTCATATATTCATCCTATCCATTAACATAGGAAACTAATATGAAAACTTTAGTAGCAGCATTAGTTTGTTCGGTACTTGTTAATTTAGTCTTTCTTAAAGAAAGCTTGCATCCAGTGAGAACAGTTCAGTGTGTGGCCCATTTAGTAGACCGCAACAACATTAAAATAGATATAGAAACGGAGTGTCAAATATGAATGAAGATGAAAGCATTATAAGAGATATTTTTGCCGCGGCAATTATCCAAGGTCGGTTAGCATCATTGACAGAATACGGATTTGATGATGATCGAAGGCGTCAGCTTTCAGAAGGAGTTTTCTTATTAGCTGACGCAATGATGGAAGCGAGGGGTAAATAACATGGTGGCTAAAAATGACATTACCGGAGACTTACTTAAATCTAAAACACAATCGGCCGAATATGACCGAGGATTTGAAGGAATCGACTGGTCAAATAAATGGGATAGCCCCAAACCTCCCCCCAATAAACTTGTGGAACTTTGGACTGAGGAAGACGAGAAACGGCAAGACATCATCGGACAAAATGGTCCGACAGGGGACCATTATGACCAAATTTGAAGATATTGAAGAGTATGTAGGTGATGAGGCCTTATTACTGGAGCCTAGAGATCAATATGATAAGTGTATCGTAGGAGCTACATACTATGGTGACAAAGTAGTATACAGTGCAGAATTAGTTATCCAAGCCTTAATGGAAGATAATGAAATGACAGAAGAAGAAGCACTTGACTATTTTGAATACAATGTGATAGGATCTTACATGGGAGATGGAACACCCATTTTTATACGGTAGATTTACAGACGAAAGCGGATGCTAGAAAGGGTGAGCGCCGGTGCATAGGCTCTAAATGGATTGCACCTCTAGACACAGCGAGTAGTCCAACTATGCGGGATTAGTTTAATGGTAAAACCGGAGTTTTCCAAACTTCTGTCATCAGTTCAATTCTGATATCCCGCTCCACTTTTTAATCGGATAAGTCCGAAGCCTAGGAGGCATTATGATTTATAGTATTGATTTTGAATCTAGGTCTCATATTGACCTAAAAGATCGTGGCCTAGATGTTTATGCCAACGACTCATCAACAGAAGTAATCTGCATCGCCTTTGCATCCTCCATTGATCAAGTAAATGTATCTGAACCTAATAGTCCTGTAGTTGGGCACCTATTAGCACACGTAAAATCCGGCGGAAAAGTTCAAGGGTGGAATGTCCTATTTGAGTATGCTATTTGGAATACTGTCTGTGTTCCTAAATACGGATGGCCTCCATTAAAGTTAGATCAGTGTATTGACACTATGGGAGTTGCCGCTGCAAATAATATTCCACAAGGTTTGGAAGACGCCGCCATTTTTATGAATGCACAATATAAAAAAGACCCCATAGGCAAGAAATTAATCCAAAAACTATGTAAACCACATAGTGGCGTCTTTAATAAAGACCCGGAACTACTAAAACAGCTTTTTGACTACTGTAAACAGGATGTTTTAACCGAAATGTCCATAGGAGCTATTTTAAGGCCCCTCTCGCTTCACGAGCAGAAGATCTGGACCCTTACTAACAGGATCAATGTGATCGGCGTTCCTGTGTCGATTACAGAAGTCGAAAATGCGGTGAAAGCTGTAAAAAATGCACAAACCGCTCTCGATGAAGAACTTTTGGCTTTTACTGGATGCAAACCATCTGAAAGACTTAAATTATTAAACTGGTTAAATTCTAAGGGTGCAAATTTAGAAAACTTAACAGCCGAGACAGTAACATTAAAATTACTCGATCCATTAATTCCGAAGTCTGTCAGAAAAGCTCTTGAACTTCGTCAAGAAGGTAGTCAAACTTCTGTGGCAAAGTATGCCAAGATTTTAGACATACAGCACAATGGTAGAATTAGAAACACACTAATCTACCATGGAGCCAGTACAGGTCGATGGGCATCTAGGGGTGGATTAAACTTACAGAATATTGCAAGACCTACAATCAGTGATGAAGCAATTAGCGCCGCGATAGAGCCAGTCTTTAATCAAGGTGTTGGTACCATGCAGGAACTGTCTTCATTAGTGCGAAGTGTAATTAAGGCGCCCAATGGAAAAATGTTTATTGATGCAGACTATAGCTCAATTGAGAATAGGGTCGCGGCATACATAGCCAATCAGAATGACAAGGTGGAAATGTTTCGCAAGGGATTAGATGAGTACAAGATGTTTGCGTCAACTTCTATTTACAATGTGCCATACGAAGAAGTTACCAAGGACCAAAGACAGATGGCTAAATCGGCAGTTCTTGGATGTATGTTTGGGCAAGGAGCTAAGGGCTTGGTAGCGTATGCTAAGGGAATGGGTGTGAACATGGACCTAGAGCAGGCTACTCTTTCA